AGAAGAGGGCGCTGCAATCTGTGCAACTGAAATCCTAGCAAATGAAGCGCTTGAATATGGAGATACAGCATCAGTACAATTTGAATATGATTGGACAATGTCTTTTGAGTTTAACGGAAAAACATACACACAAACAGGCGCTGTAAAAACTCCACTTTACACAATGCGTATCAAAACAGGCGAAATATACGAATAATCAACAAACAAAAAGGGGGCAAATGCCCCCTTTTCTATTTTAGAAATGTATGTCTGTGTCAATACTCACCCCGATCTGATATAGTGCTCTTTATGATAGGAGTACACATGACACAGAAGAAACAGCCACCGATCAAAAGCAATTGGGCAACTCGATTCATTCCATCTTTTATAGCGCGCGCATTTGGTCAGGTAGAAAGCAACCCACAAGCCCCCGAACACGGCGCGTCTTGGAGTACAGGAAACGGAGTAGCCCCCGTCTTTTCCCCTCGCCAGTCTATGGCTGTATTCGGCAAGCATGCCTATTCACACGCCTGCGTAACTCGTGCCAGTCAAGATATAGCATCGTTGCCTGTTAAGTTGTTGAAGGGTACAGGTGAGAACACAACAGAGATAACAGATCATGAGTTGCTTGATCTATTTAATCAACCGTCAAGCATTACAGACGGCTATTTATTCAGAGAACAGTTTATTGTTGATCTCATGATGACGGGCAATTGCTACACGTTGATTGTCGGAGATCTCAACAAGCCGACAAGTCTATATAGATTGCATCCTGAAAACGTGCGCATTATTCCCGATCCTGTCAAAATGATACAGGGCTATGAGTACAGCGACGGAGGATCAACTGTTGTATATGCTCCTGAAAGAATCGTACATATTCGTAATGCTTCATGGGACAACGGATCAAGTGGTGAGTTATACGGATCGGGTATCGTTGAAGCACTTAACGAAGAGATCACAGCCGACATCAACGCTCAACGCATGGCTAGCAGTGTAAGCAAGCAAGGGCGCCCTGATGTGCTTTTGTCGCCAATAGATCCTGCTGATATATGGGATAGAAGACGACGACAGGAGATTATGCAGGCTTACAAAGGCATGACTGAAAACGGGGGCGCAATGGCTCTCAGTGGACAGATCAAAGTTGAAACGCTGACGCTATCCCCTCGCGATTTAGAATTTCAATCACTGCGCACAATGGTCAGAGAAAATATATCGGCTGTTTGTGGAGTGCCGTCTACTGTATTAGGCTTGCCTGATGCAAACTATGCCACGGCCCGACAGGCTACGATCACGTATTTTGAGATCCAACAAAAGCGAGCGCGCAAACTTGAGCAGTTTATGACTCGGATCGCGCGCCTTTTCGATCCTGCTTTTCATGTACAGATCGACTTTTCAGGCGTTGACGCGTTGCAGGCTGTACGCACTGAGAAACTTGCTAGAATAACTTTGCATATGGATGCAGGTATGACAGCATCCGAAGCGTACGCTTATGAGGGCTTAACAGATTCCCCATTCAGAGAGACAGAAGAAGATACAGCCAGTCAGACAGAAGAAACGATCGAGCAGGCATTGAGTGAACTATTACAACGATCTGAAACTCAAAAAAAAAACTCAAACTCATATGAAATGAGAGGATCAGTTGGCGACAAAGATCCAACAAACTTTCCCGATGATGGGCAAGATCAGCAAGTCGCATTGCGCAATTCAGATTATGAAAGATTCCCACATGATGAAGCGCTGAAATTAAAAGAGGATTGGCCCCAAATATGGAATAAAGGGGGCAACATTCTAGGCAACAAGCAATTTAAAAGACTGCTCCCAATAGCAAATAGAGAGTCAAGCATTGCACAGACAAGAACAGAAGAAAAGGCGATCCGACTACGAGAAGCATGGAGTGCAAGACACTACAAAGATTACAGGCTCGCAGGTGTTGTTGCTCAAATCAAATGGCTGACAGTTGGATCTCGTGGGCTGTCACACATGCGAAAAGTGATCAGCGAAGAAAAGAAGCGACTAACAGAAAAGAGATCGCTAACTAAGAGCATGTCAAAAGTGCAGAAAGACGTATATTGGAAGCAGTGGATGCAGAAAAGTGTAATACCTGCTGAGCGCACAATGAAGAGAGCAGTCGAGATCTATCTTGAAGATGCGAGCGCACGATATGCGAGACGAGCCGAAAAACTAGCACAGGCGATCGTCAATCAACAGCAAAACAAAGCGATCAACTATACAACGATTCTAGGACGTGCTTTTGAGATTGAGCAGATCGGAAAAGTGATCGGGCGCGCTTATCGTTCTATCTATCTACTAACTGGAAATGATATTGTATCAAGTCTTTACGATATGACAGGCAAAACCAAACCCCTTGATCTCTTGTTTGGTGAGCGTCCGATAATGGAACGTCAGATTCTTGAATTTGCAAGACAGATCAACGCCACAAACGAAAAGCAAATCAAGCGAGTAGTCAGATCAGGAATCGAGCAGGGTCTAAGTAATGCCGAGATCGGGGAAAAGATAAGGCAGAGCACAACATTTTCACAGGTACGCGCTCAACGTATCGCACAGACTGAAACCACAAAAGCGATCAATACAGCAACAAACGAATCGTACAAGCAATTTGAAAAAGAAGAGGGCGTGAAAGTATTGAAGGAATGGATCTCAAGTCGTGACGACAAAGTAAGAGAAACACACGCGATGCTAGACGACGAAGCCCCGATCCCTGTTGATAATGATTTTAGTGTCGATGGGTATTCAGGGCCTGCGCCTGCTTCTTTTGGCGTTGCTGCGATGGATATAAATTGTCGTTGTACTATCGCACCTGTAATAATTGAGGATTAAAAATGGAGGATAAGAACATGATCACAGCATATATTTTAATTGGATTGGGTGGGTTATTTGTTGGGAGCCTTACAACAATTGCAATTGTAAAAGATAGGCAGTCAGATAGTCAGATAGTAGCCCCTATCGTCGTATCTGATCAAGTGGCAAAAGGTCAGCAGGAAGTGATCAAGCAACTGACAGATCTCGATCTGCTCATTGAGCCTTGTTCCTCTGTGTACATAAAAGAGCAGGGCAATCTTCTTTGTAGGGAAATGTATTGCCGAGTAATGACAAGAGGAATCGACGCGAAAACTTCAGGATCTGAATGTGAAGAAATCGCGAACGTTGCGAACTCACAGATCATAATTAATCATTGTGAATCGTTCCTAGAAAACAAAGAAGAGTGCTACGAGAAATACAGAGAACGAAAATAATAGCATGACATTTGATCCTGTATGCTATATCATATCTGAAAGGAGCACAGATGCGTTTCAAGAACTTTAAAGCACAAGAGACAACACAAGACAAGCCGATCAAGTTTGTAGCGTCTACTGCTACACCTGACCGATACAATGACGTTGTCGCTCAGAACTGGGATCTATCTGCTTATAATCGCAATCCTGTTGTATTGTTCAATCACAATCCTACACAAATGCCAATCGGAAAAGGAAAGGCATATGTTGAGAATGATCAGTTGATGCTTGAGGTCGAGTTTGATCAAAAAGATGAAATGGCTAAGACAATCGAGCAAAAAGTACGTGATGGATATATCAACGCTGTATCTGTTGGATTTCAGCCCCTTAAAAGCATTAACCGTTCTGCATTGCCTGCTGATCATCCTCATCATGGGAAATCAGGGCAATTCTTTTCAAGATCTGAACTTCTAGAAGTATCGATCGTAACTATCCCAGCAAATAACGAGGCCACCTTGTCTAAACAATTTACTAAAGTGATCGGGCTTGCTGACGTTGCAAGATCCTTGATCATAAATAAGCATATCGTATCCGTTCAAGAGTTAGACAACGGCAATTATCTTGTCGAGTTTGCAGGTCATTCCCCTGAAGAAGTTGAAGAAGTTGAAGAGGGAATGAAAGAAGAAGAAGAGCGCGAGCACACAGACGATCACAAAGAAGAAGAAAAATATCAAGATGAAGAAAGTGAAGAAAAGATGAGCGATAAAGAAGAAGAGGAAGACGAAGAAAAGTCGGCTAGCCTTATCGATCTACTCGCTGAATTAAAAAGTTTTAATCTATAGACATTGGAGTTATTATGTCGAACATTGACGCAGTAAAGCAAATCATGGGAGAATTACGCTCCTTGAGAAACAACCAAGATGAAAAAGTTGCCAACATCGAGCAACAAGTCAAGACTTTGAAAGAAGCCCAACGACTTACAGAAGAAGCGATCTATCGTGGCGATTCTGTAGAAGTTACAGGCAGTGATTCAGAACTTAAAAAGTTTGTTGGTGATGATGGATCGATCCGCTGGACTACTGGAAAGACTAAAGTCAAGACAGCACAAGGAACACAGATCATAACTGAAAAAGGTTTGTTGGATACTGACGAAAACTTG